GCCGAAGTTGAGGAACGCGCCCTTGACGGTGCCTGAGCTGGTGATGGCAAACGACAGCGCCGCCGACAGTGCCTTGGCCCCCGCCGTTGCTGCCGACCACACCGCAGTCTTGCGGTTGCCGGAATAGGTCGGTGCATTGGCGCCGCCGGCCTCGAGCCAGCCGGCATGCGAGGCCATGGTGTCGCCCGCCGCCACCGCCGTGTACGAGGTCGACGAGATCAGCCCCATGAACGGCCCGGTCACGGTATAGGCCGCGCCGGCGAGGGCCGAGTCGAGCATCAGGTTCTTGCCGACCGTGCAGACGACGTTCTCGATGGTGTCGCGCCATTTCAGCTTGCCGTCCGGCCCGATGCATTCGATCTCGTAGCGGCCGTGCGCCTCGGCCTGCTCACCGATGCCGCTGCCGCGGATGATGGATGCGTCGGCGCATTCGCGCGCCTGCGCGCGTTCGTCAGTCATGGTGTTCTCCTGTTAGGAAGTGGTCAGCTTAGGACTATTTTGGGATCGAGATAGTATGTCGCGCTCGCCTTGCCGACGCGCACGCGGGCGTGGATGTAGCCGGCGAGGCCGGGCTGCGGCGAGGATAGCGTGGCGACGAGTTTGAACGACGACCACCCGGCGACGCCGCCGCCACCACCGCCGCCGGTGGCATCCGGCGCGCCAAACCCGGACGGTGCCGTGAAGGCGAAGGTGGTCTGGCCGAAATTGCCCTTCATCACGTCGGTCGATGAGCCGCCAGCGGCAAACGCCACATAGGGCGTATAGGATTGCCGCACGACGGCAAACACGCCGCCGGCGCCGGTCGCCGGATTGGCAGTAGGATCGCCGTTCCAGTTGCCGCCGTTCTTGCGGAACCAGAACAGCGAATTATCGCCGTCCCAGGCCACGCCGATCACGTCATTGGCGGCGACCGCCCCTAGATCCTTGCCGGTGCTGACGCCGTTCGGCGTGTAGATGGGCGACGAGGACGAGCCCAGGATCACGCCGGTCTTGTTGTTGCCGGCCGCCGGTGGCGCCGTCGTCGGATCGGTCGGCGTCATGTAGCCGACGCTGTTGCCATTCAAGATCGATGTTTGCACAGTGATTTCGAAATACTGCTTCACCCCAACATGGCCGGCGGCCGGCCCGCCGAAGTCGGAACTATTGACGCCGGCCACGCTCGTGTTCGGATGCGTGACGGTCAGATTGCCGTTCGACAGTGTCACGTTCGTGGGAGCGCCGTCGAACGTCATATAGGTCGTGCGTGGCGATGGCTCATCATCCTCGGCCGCCGCCAGCAGCGAAACCCCGCTCCACACCGAGTCATCCGCCGTCACCGGCAGGTTCGATGCCAGCACGCTCGCCTTGCTGGTGGTGACCATGGTGCCGAGCGGCGACGACGACGCGCCGAGATATTCCACTTCCAGCCAGATCTCGTCATTGAATGGCACGTAGTATGAATTCACCGTGCCGTAGACCGTCACCGTGACATTGCTGCCGGTGGTCGGGTTCCAGATCGCATAGGGCTCGGCCTTGAACGGCCGCAACCACTGCGCATTCGCCGTGCTGACGATCTTGCGCGATTGCGCCTGGCCGGTCGGATCGGCAGCGCCGCCCGTGCGGGTGATCGTGGTCTCGGTGGTCTCGGTGCCCTCATAGGTGATGCGCGATGATTTGTAAGCGGCAGCACCGCTATCGCAACGAACCAGCTGGACGACCATTCCACTGTTGGTTGGCTGCGTGATGGTGGCGGATGCGTTGAGCTTGCAATCCTTGATGACAAGATTGCTGATCAGATAATTAGTGCCGATCGAAAATAGCGAGCCGGTGACCTGACTGAGATCGATGCCTTCCAGCACCATGTTGTTCTGGAAACCCTCTGATGTATTGGGTTTGAAAAGGATAAGCGGAAGCGATGATCCGGAAGCCAGGATCTGTCCGGTGTTCTGCCAGACGAATTGCCCGTTCAGGATATTAAGGAACTGCGCCGTCGTCGCGAATTTAACCGTGCTTTTATTGAAGACAACAATCTGCCAGATGTTGCTGGTATTGCTGCAAAGTCCAACGCTGCTCGCGCCCGTCGTGGCAATCCAAAACGAGCAGTTGTCAAAGTAGTACCAGTTCTGGATGTTGCTGAGCAGCCCGGCGCCGATGTTGATGTTTGCCGTGCCAGAAAACCCAACGCCGGCCTTGAACGTCACACCGTAAAAATAGAGCGAGCCGGCGCCGCTGATGTTGATCGAGCCGCTGGTCGTTGAAATGGTTGCCGCGGTCGCCAAGTCGCCTGCGCCCGGCGGATAACTCCCGGAATGGTTATGACAAACGACCCTGGCCATGGCGATGGACGAAGGCGAGATCGTGATCGCGGCGCCTGATGATTCGGCGTGGTTGTCGCCGACATAAATCGTATTGCCATCGGCAAACCAGTTAATGGCGCAGGCATTGGAAAGCCGTGCATGCGGCGCCTGGCCGCCGGTGAAATTGCCAACCGGGCCGAGCGAGGTCCAGGTCGTCGTGCCTTCCGTTGTCGTCGTGCCGGCGGTGTTGCTGAACGCCGGCTCCGAAGCGCCCATCGTGCCGGCGGTCGAGCAGATCTGATAACTGGCACCAGAGTTTCGCTGGATTATCGCGCCGAGCGTCGGCGCTCCGAGCGCCTTCATGGCGGTCCAGTTGGCGGTGTTGGTGAGATCGCCGTTGACCGCGCTTGCGCCGGTGCATTCCTGAAACGTAACGCCGCCGGATGTATTTTTCGCCCCGCGCGTCACCGCCCAGCTCGGCTCAGTGCTCGACGTGCCGGCGACAATGACTACGAACACGCGCTCGCCGCCGACGCTGGGCGCGGTGAATTGGCGAACGAGTTGGCCGGCGCTGTAAGCCGTCGAGGCCGCAAACTTGGCGACGGCATAATGTCCTGTCGTCGATTGGTCGCCGGCGTTGCAATAAAAAACCTGATCTGCGAATGCCAAAGCCTTATCCCTCGATAAAGATCACGGTCGGCTGCGGGTTCTTCGGCATGATCGGCCCGTCGAGCGCCAGCACACCGTCGAAACTCGATGGCACGGAATAACCAACCAGGTCGGCTGCGCTCGCCGTCTCCAGCACCGCCGCGGTCAGAACAAGCGGCACCTTTAACGAAACTGCATCAGCGGCCGTCACCGCCTCGACCACCGCGACCGCATAGGTGACACCGGCATTGACGGTACTGGCGGCGTTCGCCGCCTCGCGCATGATTTGGCCGAGATAGGCATCGACAAATTCACGCACCGAGGCCGGATCGTCGACCAGCGTGGCGAATACGACATTGCCGGTGCCGGGCTGATCGAGCGCGGTCGTGGTCTCCGCAATATCAACCGCGATCGCCGCCCGCCGCCGCAGCAGGCTGACGTTACAGACCAGCATTGCGGTGCATCGTCATAAGTAAATAACGTCGGTTGCCTTGTCGTCGATCAGGGTCATGGCTTGCGGGAATGCCACGTCGCTATCGCGTGTTTGAGTCCAGGTAATTCCGTCTTCCGACCGCCACATCAAATTGCTGGATTGCTCAAGGCCGGATGGAACGTTAGCGTTGGTTCCGCCAGTTGCACCAAGCAAGAAAAAACCTTTAGTGGTGGCACTCCCTTTGACGAAAGTTACACAGTAGGAAAAAGCGTAGGTCGCGCCTACTCCCCAAACGAGAGTCGCTCGAGGCCCTAATCTTTGATTGGTCCAGTTCACTCCGTCCCTGGAGATAGCAACACCCGCGGCCTCAATAGTCGTAGGAAACTCTTGCGTATTGGTCTCGCTATTATCAAGATTGCAATCGTTTATCTTGTAGGTTGAGGTTGCTACGAATAATCCAAGAACATCGCTGAAGCACACGGTGGACGTGCCGGCGGACACATGCCCGATGGCTGTTGCCGGGTCAGGATGGTTGTTCGTTCCATCACCTTGCGATAGATCGAATTTTGGGGTCCAGGAAAGGCCGTCAGAAGAAACCGACGACATGAAGTTTTGATCAACACTCTGCGTTTCAAATTCGCTGGTTACACCTCCGTGGACGAGGAAGGTAACTCTATAAGCCCTGGCGAATGATCCGGTCGTTACATACCTTTTGTTCTTCTTGTCATAGGCCACTGATCCGCCATCAGGACTGGCGTCATCGTCGATGTCAACACCGTCCGGGTTGCAAACATCGTGAGCATTGACACCATCGAAGGGTTTTATCCCGAACTTGAAAGTTTGTCCATCGAAGGAGACACCCATATTGATTTCATTGCCAGCCGTTTCATGACCAACCAGATAGACAATGAAAAACCCATCGCCGGCAAACGTGCAAGAATACGCACCTAGATGGCCCGCTGCAGTGAATGGATTTTCACTGGGGATTTTCCCTATCGTGGTCCAGTGCAATTTACCCGCTTCATCTAGCACGCCGCGTCGAATGTCTTGGTCAACGCCGCCATACCAATTTCCATCGACGGCAATGAAGCACCCTGGGCCATCTCTCGGCTTGCCGAATGCAATCAACTTATAGCCCGTGCCGATGACCGTTTTACCCAAACCAGAAGCGCCGCTGAATGTATTTTTGCCAAATTCGGAGACATTGAATTGCTTGCCGTCATTAGTAGCCATAGTCTCTGGCGTTGCACCGAAAGAACTGTTCGGCATTCCAATTACAACTTTTTTCGGTGCCAAATCCCAATGCACTTTGATAATGCGGGTGATTACATCCTGCCGGAACCCGCCGACCGGCATCAGATATCAGTGCGAAGGAACGGCAGCGTCACCGACAACCCCGATGGCGCGGCGTTGTCGGATTGCGTCACCCGCAGCGCGTAGACATCGCCCTCGGCAAAATCGGTGGTAGCCGGAATGTTGAATGCGCCGAGCTGGCCGCCGCCAGCATCAGGTGTAGCACCGGCCGTGAACGTGATGGTGCCGATCTGCACGCGGTTTTTCTGGATCGCCAGGATGATGTTGGTGCCGGTGCCGATGGCGACATCGAGATAGGCGTAGGCGTGGGCATTGCCGCTCAAGAGTTTCATCGTCCGGTTGGCGGCGGCCTGGAACATCAGCTCGCCCGCCGTGCGCTGGGCAGTGCCGGGCACGAAGATCGCCGCGTCGTAATTGATGTCGTACAACGGCATCCAGAACGAATAGAGCGGATTGCCGGAACCATCGACGGCGTAGGGATCGAACACCGCCGGCAGCGGTGGCGTGGTGTGAGCGACGACGATCTGGTACATGCCGATGCCGGGCACCGAGACCAGTTGGCCGGTTGAGTACGGCGTAGAGTTCTGCCACTGCCCGGCATAGGTGATGGTGGCGACCGGCAGCGGAATGACTTGCGACGTGCCATCGGTGAAATGGAACGTCATCGAGTTCGGCGTATAGGTCACCGTATCGATGAGCTTGCCTTCCGCCAGGTCGGCATTGAGGTCGGCAATACGCTGATCGACATCGTAGAAATTGCCGTCGACCTGTGCCGCGCTGTTAGGCGTGCCGGTGCCGGTGCCCCAAGCGCCGTTGCTGACGTAGACGATGGGCATGCCAATGTTATCCGAATTTATTCTGCGTCCGGGGTGACGGTGATGACGTTGCCGGTTTCCTGGGTCTCGATATTGTCAGGCTGTGGCGTGTGGGCGCCGTAAATCCGTTTGATCGCCCGGCGGCTCCGCTCGGCCGGGCTGGCACCGGCGTCCGGATCGTCTGCTTCAAACCGGGCTTTGGTCGTCCGTTCAACATCGACATAGTTCTTCTTGTTGATCGTGCCGTCCTCCTCCACCTGATAGACCCTATCCACATCAACCACCCGCTTGGTTTCCGACTCTGTTGTACTCTTCGAGGTACTGATGCTGAAACTGTGTGTCAGCTCGATCGTCCGGCCGCCCGACCCGCCGAGCGTGGCAATGCCATTGGTGGGATTATCCGTTGGCGCCAACGCCCGCGCCGGCGCCGGCCGGATGTTGGGAAAGACGAACGGCCGGACGACGACCTCAAGACCGGTCATTACACCGCCTCAAGGTCGTAGCCGGTCGGGATCTTCAGGTCGGTAACCTGGATGTCATAACCGCTGGAAAACTGGCGGCTCATGCTCTTGAGCTTGAAGGTGGCTTTAGTCTCGACTTGCTTCAAGGCGTTGTTGTACGCCTCCGATAGCGCCGCCACCATAGCCTGCCTTTGGTCTTGGTCGGCGGTCACATTGCTGGCCGGCGCATAGTTCGCAATGAGGTGGCTCTCGATATAGGCCCGCTGCACGGCCGGCGGGTTCTCGACCACCAGCGGCGTATCGATCACATCCTCGGCCGTGAGCACGGACAGGAACTCGATGCCGTCGTCGTTCGGATCGGCGCTCGGCGGCGAATAGCCAACCGAGGTGTCGAACAGGACCATGCGGCCGGTGAACTGCTGATAGTCGGCCCCAGTATAGTCGATCTCGGCATAGGTCGGATCGCCGCCCGCTGCCACCGCCGAGCCGCCGCGACCGATGGCGCAGCCGATGCGGATCTCGCAGTCGACCTTGCCGTCCGCGCCGTTGAGCGCCAGCGAATAGCCGATGATCTTGCCGAGCGCCTCGCCGACCCGCGGTTCGGTCAGAAATGCATTCTTGCGCAGCGTGACTTCCGGCATCCGCGATAGCTTCGGCGCAAACGCGATTTCCACCACCCGAGCCCGCTGCAACAGGTGCGCCCGCGCCAGCGCGATCAGGTGCTCCAGGCTCTGGTTGCCGCGCGCGGTCGCGATGTAGGAGCGCCGCCGCGGATCGCCGATCGGCGCATAGGCGTCCGAGCCAGAGCCGATCACCTCGCTCAGGTTGACCGAACGGACATCGTTGACAAGCAGCGCCTCGCCGTCTTCGGGATCGGTCAGCACATGCTGCACGTCGGCATACAGCGAAAACGTCACCAGCTCGGTGCATTGCCGGTTGGCCTTGTAGCCCGCCAGCAGCAGCGTCGGCACGGTATAATTGAGCGGCAGCACGACGGCCGTGGCGGAATAGCTGCGGCTCATGGACGAGACTGCCTCCCCACCCGCTGTATGCTTCACGCTGATATTGTCCTGGGTCACCATCTCGCCCGAGCCGAGATTGCCAGGCCCCATATTGACGGCACTCACCGTCTCGGAAGAAGTGGTGCTCATGGTCGACGCACCAAACCATGACGAGTCGGGAAACGTCGTCTTGCTGTAGCTGGTGCTGGTCTTGGTGTAGACCTTGAGGTCATACGGCGAGGTGGCAGTCGCGTCGGTGACCTGCCAGCCGTCACCGATCCCGGCGCCGGGCTTGGGCCAACTGTCGAAGGTGAAGCTGTATGACGTGATGGCGCCGCGCAGGTAGTTGATTTCGTTCGGCCAGCTCGAAACTATGTATTGAGTAAGGTCGACGTTGCCCTGTGCCTGCTGGGTCCAGGTATATTCGGCGCTGACATCAACCCGCGCCAGCGGTCCGCTGGTCAGGTTCAGCGCGAGTCCGTCGTACAGCACCTTGCCGTCTTCGCTCGCGCCGTCGAATTCGACCAGGCCGTCCTCGCCGTCGATCTCGTCCGAGACGGTGAGGACGTGGGTCTCGCGATCGTAATGCCAGACCGCGCTGTAGCCTTCCAGCACGACCTCGGGATCGGTGCGCCGCGCCGGGTCGATCACCACCTCGTCGTAGTACGGCAACACGCGCAAACTGTCGGCCAGCGCATTCTTCTGGCTTACCAAGTCGATCGGCCGCGCCACGAATTCCAGCGTGACCAGATCCTCGAACAGGCTCGTAGGCACGCCGACCAGGCGGCCGCGAAAGCGGATCAGGTCCGGCCCGCAGTCGAGTGCAAACCAGCACCAGATCTTGCGGCCGGGACCGAGCAGGCCGATCGGGTTGCCGTCGGCGTTGCGCGGTCGAAGCACGGCTACAGTAAGGCTCGCCGGATCGCCCTCGTCCTGCTTCAAGGTGAACGAGAACACGGCCTCGTCCCAGCGCAAATGCTCAGGGCCGAATACCGTCTCGCCCGCATCGATCCAGGCAAAGTATGGCAGACCGGCCGGCATTAGCTGATCGCCCTTTGCTCGGCTTCCAGCGACCACGCCACCTCGGCCGCCCATTCGTCGCGCGAGGTGTTCCAGGCGGTTACCTTGGCCAGAATGGTCAGCACGTCGCCGGCACCATTGGCGGCGCCGAGGCCGGGAATGCAGGCGATGGTGACATCCATGCCGGGCCAGACATCAGTCAGTTCAGGCGCCTCATGATCGGTGCAGGTGATGGTGACCTTGTATTGCCGGAACTGTGCCACCGAGATGTCGGCGAGCTGGCCGCGGCAATCGCGCGCCACGGCCTTGGCCTGGTCGATCGGCGTGAGCGTCATGGTGATGCCGCGCACGGCGTACTGGCTGAAGTCGATGCCGTCGATCGCGAGCAGCGTATAGGCGGGCATCAGCTATACCGGCTCGGCTTGCGTCCGCCCGAGCGCACTTGCGCCATCGCGGCCGCCTTGCGCAATTGCTCGACCACGCCGGACGAGGCGCGCAGGCCGGTGATTTCAGGCAGGCCGGGAAAGTTGATGGTGACGGCATGCATGCCGCCGCCGGCGAAGGCCGGAATGCCGAGCGGCCCGCGCACCAGCCCGCCGAGCGCAAATTGCCCCATGCCATTGAGCGCCGCACTCAGATTGCCGCCCGAGCGCCGCAATGCTTCCAGGAACGCCAGCACGCCCGGCTGCCCCACCGCACTCGCCGGCGTGATGTATTCGCCCCGCGAGACCCAGGCGAGGTTGCTGTCGCTCGTGCCACTGCCGCTGCCGCCCAGCAGGCCACCGGCCGCATGGCTGGCAGGCTCACCACCACCGCCGCCGCCAAGACCAAGGCTTTGCAGTACAGCATTGAATGTATCGGCTATCCACTGCCAGGCGTTGGCGATCGGCGTCGTCACCCAGTCCGAAATTAACTGCGCGCCCTTCCTAACTAGCTCCTCCAGCACCATGCCGATGCCCTCGATCGACTGGGCAACCCAGGTGCCAAGCTGGACGAACCCCGATCCGATCTCGCCGACGATGGTGTTGAAACTTTCTACCACCTTGGCCGCAAAGTTAATGAGTGCCGCCTCGCTATTATTAAGCATTGTCGTGATGATTGCGCCGAGCTGCGCAATGATCGGGCTTTGGAATGCCGCATCCAGCCGCAGTTTGGCATTCTCGACGTTCTGAATGCTGGTGGTCATATCGTCGAAAGATTTGCTGGCCGCAGGCCCGATCAGCGCACCAGTCTGGCTGATCCGCTGCATCAGGTCGGGGATCTTGTCGGCCTCGCCGCCAAAGCGGCGGATGCGGTCAACGTCGGCTTCGGAAAACCCAACCGTTTTTCCGAAGTCAATGGCATCCTTGAGCGATGCGGCATTGGCGATGATACTCAGGAATGCTTGCCGTGCATCGCCGGTCGTGTCCTTGACCTCCTTCAGTCTGGCATTGAGCGCGGCGATCCTGGTCTCTGCCGTCGTCGCCTCGTCGAACTTGATTCCACTCTGCCCTTCCTGGATCTGCTTGATGAGCGGGATGACGTTGCTCAGTTGGTTAGCCAGCGCTTTGGTGCGCTCTTCCGACGCCTTGCTCACTGCCTCGTCGAGCTTTGCCCGATCGGTCGTCGCCGTCCCGAGCTGCTTATTGATCTCGATGAGACGCTGACTGGCATTGAGCGCAGCCTGCGGGCCGCCAGCCGCCTGCACCGCAAACTGCGCCTCCAGCAGTTTCTTCTCGGCCTCCAGTGCGGCGTTCGCCGATGCCTTGATCTTTTCCCCGGCGTCAAAATCCTTCAGCGTCTCGTCGAGTTTAACAACGGCGGCGCGGGCGGTTTCGGACTTGATGCCGATCTGCTCGAGTGCTGCGGCGCCGGTTTGCAACGATGAGAAGGATGTGCCCGAGGTTTGTGCCAGCGTTTGCAGTTGATGGTTGAGTTTTTCGTATTGATCAGCGGCAGCGGCTGCTGCTGTCTCAAGGGCTTTCAAACCAACTGCGGCGGCGGCGACGGCGGTGCCAGCGACGATGAAGCCGGTCGCTGTCGGGCCGATGATCTCGGCGAGAATTCCAAGGGCTTTGGTTGTGCTGTTGGCGCCGAACGCTAGCTTGGAAAGCGACCTGATGAGGTTTTCGTGACCAGTGACCGCCAAGCCAATATCGGCCCCTACCTGCACAATTTCCAGGCCGAGTTTGATCAGTTCGGCGGCGGCTTTTGCCGACTCCACTGAGATATTTTTATATGATTCCGATGCTTGATCGGCCGCTTGTGCTGTCTGCTGCAGGCCCTCGGCCGCGGTGTTGCTGGCTTCTGCAGCATTGCCGATACCCTCGGCCGCCTTGTCGCCGGCCTGGCCCGCCGCAGCCAGTCCCTGGGCCGCCTCTGACGCCGCTGCGCCGGTGTCGGTGAAACCGCTGGCGCCCGCCTCGCTGGCCTGCTGAATTTTGGCGGCCGAGTCGGTCGCCGCCTGCGCCAGCTGTTCGAGCGCCTTCCTGATCTCGTCGCCACCCTCCAGGGTGATCTTCTGGCTTATGGTCTTGCCGGCCATCGATCGTCAGTCCTTGATCCGGTTGTCATAGAACTCACCCATGCGATCGGCGGCCTGCGCGAAGATGCTATAGAGATCGAACCGCTTGCGGATGTTGACCTGGCTCACGCCGACAAATAGCGGTCCCAGTTCCCGCTTGGCCGCATCGAACAACAGCGGGGGCTTACCGGCCACGTTCACCGACACCAGTTTGCCGCCATACTGCCGCGGCGAGCGGATGCCGGTCGGCAGGTTGCGCTCCAGCGGCAACCACAGCAGCGGCTTGCCTCTGATTGTAGCGCCACGCTCGAACACCTCGGCAAACGAAATGGTATGGAAGATCAGCGCCTCTGGATTGCTGGTGCTCTTGTTGGCGTAGAACTTCGACTTGAGCGCCGTCTGCCAGCGCGCGGGAAACCCGGCTCCAGCGATGTTGGCCCGGCCCTCCTTGACCGCCAGCCTGGCAACGTCCTGCACCGCGCCGGCCTCGGCTGCCTCGATCTGGCGCTCGACTTCCTCGATCCAGTCTTTCCAGGCCGCATCCTGCGCCGCAAAGACCAGGTTCATTGCACAATGGCGCCGACGAACAAGAAACTGGCCCAGAATAGCAAGCGGCCGCTATTCCCATGACGCCCCGTTTCCGGCTTAAAGAACCAGGATCGAAAGGGCGAATGGATGGCGTGGATCTGGAATAACTCGGTGGCGATCTTGAGCGTGGCTGTGGTGGTGTTGTTGGTCGGCCTCGGGTGGAAAGTCTTGCAACAGCCGGTCAGCCAGGCCGACCGCGATCGGGTGGCCTTGCAATTGCGCGACAGCGAAGAGCGTCTTGCCGGCGCCAAACTGCGGCTCAAAAAAGCGTTGAGCAATGTCGGTAACTTCACCCGCCCCAATCCTTGATGGTCTTTTCGATTGCCTTGCCGTCGCCCTGCGCGCCCAGCGCGGTGACCGCCAGATCCTGTGCCCGCTCCATGCGGTCAAGTTGCGCGCCGAATTCGAGATAGGCCGCGATCTGCCGCGGCGTCAGCGTCATTGCATAGTCGGGCGGGAAGCCGCGTCGGACGAGGGCGGTGACGGCGAGGCCGATTTCCGCAAGCGCACCTTGATCGTCTTTGCCCCTTCGCCCGCGCCGACGAGGCTCGTCAGTTCCTCGACGAAAGAGCCAATCCCGTTTGGGAATGTCAGCCCAAAAATGGCCTTGAGAAATTTCAACTGGTGCTCGAGCAGTAATTTGGCCGCGGGCTGTTCGTAAGTCTCGTCGGCAAGATGGCCACAGCCGGCCGCGATGATCGGCCCGATGGCGGCGCCGCAGCCCTGGATCAGGCGCGGCACGAAGTCGCCGCCACCGGTACCATTGACCAGCGATCTCAACTCGGGAAACCGGGCGACGATGGACGCGATGGCGTCGAGCGATAGGCCGCGTACCGTGATCCGCATGCCGTCGATCTTGACCACTTCGACCGCAGTCGAGGGTGCTATATCCAACAGGTCTGCCATGCCGATATTCCTACGGTCCTGCCGGGACATCGTCGCGGATAGTCCAGACGCCGAAGTCGCCGGCCGTACCCTTCATCACCTCGGCCTCTAGCTCGATCAGCGTGAAGTCGTCGGCATCGGTGATGAAGTTGAAGTCACCCGATGGCACGAACGAGACGGTGGCATCGAAGTCGACCTGCTGGCCGATGTCGTTGGTGCCGACCACCTTGATGTCGCCGATGAACTCGGCCTTCGACAGGCCCGACAAGGTGACCACGCCCGGCGTGGTGGTGTCCGAGGTGGCGAGTGCAAACATGGCAAGGTTCTCGCCGGTGATCTCGTCAAGCGTAACCTTGATCGTCGCGCCGATCTGCGTGATGGCGGTGAAGTCCTTGGTCTTGACGCCCTCGCGCGACGAGAAGTGTTCCTTCTTGGTGACCGCCGGCGTGTAGATGAACTTCGGCGCATTGCCGAGGTCGACATAGTCGACGCCGCCGACTTCCTTGAAGCTGACGATGCCTTTGCCGATGTGATAGTTCTGAACGTCGGGTGACGTGGCCATTTAGATCTCCTCGATCTTGAGTGAATACTTGAACATGAACTGCGCCCGCAGCGCCCCTTGCAGCGAGCGCCCCCAACCGAGATCGGTCTGGCAACCGAGGTAGCGGATGGCGCCGTTGCCGAAGCGTCCGGTCTTTACGATCTGCTCGTTGAGTTCGGTGTCGGTCAGCACGCGGCGGATCAACTCACGCCGCAACGTGGTCAGTTCCGATCCAACTTCGTCGGCCTGTTGCGCGATGATGATCTCGGGATGCATGCGAACCGGGTAGGGCCGCGGCGATCCCCGCATCGACAGATCGCCGCCGCCATCGGTTTCCTCGTCGCCATCGAATACGATTGCCGCCGGCAGCTGGTCTTCCGGGATGTCAACGTTGTTGCGCTGCGCCGAGCGGATGTTCGGAATGGCGGCGACCACTTCCAGGAGCCGCGCGAGGATATCCTCGCGCACGTCCCTCATCCGGGCGCCGCCTCTTTCAGCAGGAACCGCACCTCGCCCAGATCCTCGCCGTTCGGCGAGCCGATCAACTCATAGGAGCGCACAGTCCAGGTGCGGCCGTTGAATGCCAGCACCGCACCCATGTAATCGTCGCGCGCAACGCCATTGCCCGTCAGTTCGGGAATGCGGGCCAAGGCGCCGGGACCGACGCTGCGCACCTCCGCGGCCTGTCCGGAAGAGGCGACCGGTATCGGCTTCGGGCGAGTGTCGTCGATCACGGTAATGGCGGTCTCGGTGCCGCCCGCCGCCGTGAACGCCGCCGGCACGCCGAGTTCCGCATAGACCGGATCGAACAGCAGCGCGCTATAGTCGATGGCCATCGCTAATGCACTGGCCCGATGATGTGGATCGACGGCACGCCGATCAGTAGCGCCACGATCATGTACAACGCAATCAGCGCGACGATGACCATGAATATCTTCTGCACCATCAGCGGCACCGGAAATCCGATGACTTCCATCAGCCAAAGCACGATGTAGCCGATGAGGATGAGCACAGCCACGACGATCGCAATATTTATCACTCCCAAAAGCAATCCGGTCAGCGACATGGTGTGACCTCGCTAGACATAGATCCGCATATACGGGTTGAGCATGGCGTTGACGGTGTTGGTCAACGATGAGGTGGGACCCTTCATGCCGAACAGTTGTGCCGGATCGGCATACTGTACGCGGACATCCCCGTGCATGACCGAGCGGACGACGTTGAGGGAACCCATGCGCAACTGCACCCGCGCCGCCTGGATCAACATTCCGGTTGCCGCCTTCAGGGCCGGCGGCGCCGCCTCGGGCAACTGATAGCCGCCGCTATAGGTCACGGTGACCGGCTCGGACCAGGCGCCTTGGATGCGCATCTTGCCGGAAGCGTTCTCGACCTCGTAACTCGACGGATCGAGCACGCTGCCGATCGGCGACTCCACCGCGGTAATGTCGGCATCGGCGACCGGGTAATGCGACAGGAACAGGCGCGGGGTATCGAGCGGAGGGCTATCGCCGCGCCAGGTTTCCGCCACCTGTTCGTAGGCGAACACGCGATTGCACATGGTGGCGACCACGTCGCTGTACTGATCGATCCATAATTGCAGTTGCGCGTCCTCGGCGGTGTTGGCCGGCGGGATGTTGAGAATGGTCTTCAGTTCGTCGAGCGTCAGCAGCGCATAACTGTCGGCCGGCTGCAGCACCTTGACCCAGATGTCGGCCATCAGCGCGCCTCGTCGTGGAACTGCTCGAACAGGCCGCGCAGCTCGAGCGGCGGCGCCTCGCTCTGGTCCGACAGGATCGGGATGGCGGCATAGGCTTTGCGGTCGATGCGCCAGCCGAGGATGACCGGCGCGGAAACACCCGGCAGGCCGCGGGCGCCGGCTTCCCCGCGCTCGCCACGAACTCCTGGCGGTCCCTTGATGCCCTGGCGGCCGGCCGACGCGATCAATTGCCAACCATCGCCGGGACACGGGCCGGGCTGATCATGCCGGGCAATGAAACTCGAGCCGCCGACCGCGGCAATGTCGAGCGCCGCATAGGTTTCATCTTCTTTCCAAGTGCCGCGCACCTTCGGCATCATGGCATCGCGGCCGGGACGGGCGAGACAGATCCAGTCGGCATGCCCCGGTGCCTGCCCGGTGTCGCGGCTGGCCTGCCAGGCGCCGCCGGCATGGGTGACCACGGCGCCGGCATAATGAACGGTGTCGGGTGTCCATTCCCGCGCCATCGGCAGTTTTCCGGTCTCGCCCTTTTGGCCGCGCTCGCCGGCCTGGCCATCGATCCCGTCGCGCCCCGCCGGGCCGGCCTTGCCAGGCTCGCCGCGGTCGCCCTTCTCGCCAACGTCACCCTTCTGGCCACGCTTGCCTTCCGGGCCGGGCAGGCGGGCGAGAGCTCGCACTTCGGCCAGCGCTCGCTGCGCCATCGCGAGACAAGTGCCCAGACCTTCGATGATGGTATATTGTGGGGCAGGAATGATCGGCTTCTCTGTCATGCCCTCCCCTTTATTCATGCTGCTAGCAGCCACGCCACGATGGCGGCGGCCTCGTCGTCGTCATGTTGTCCGATAGCGGCGCCGCGGATATTGCCGATCACGCCGAAGCCTTGGCCGCGCACGACGGCGTTGCCCGAACCATCGGCATCAAGCCCTTTGAACACCGCGACTGCCGCACCGGCTTGGCCGCGTTCGCCGGATGCCGCCGCCTTGAGCGCCAGCCGCGCCGCGCTGCGTCCGGCAACACCGGCCGCGCCCGCGGCATCGGCGCGGATGTGGCGCAGCACCGCGGCGCCGTTACTGGCGGCAACGACGACACCGTGCGCCTCGCCCCAGAGCGCGGGTAGAACCGCATAGCCATAACCCTCGACCGTTTCCGGCTGCAGCGGCCGGCGATAACCGCCGCCGATGATGACACCGATAACTGCCGGCTGAACGGCGGCATCAAGTTGATCGAGCGCACCGGCCACCTCGACGACAATGACGGTGCCGACAACCGCGACAACCGCATCAATCCGGTCGGTTGCACTGGCCGCCTCGACTACATCTGCGTCGATGCAGACGACCCGCCCGTCCGCAGTGACGCAAAGTGTATCCGCAGTCCAGAGCGTAGAGTCGGCGCTAACTGTCATCTAATATTTGCTGACGCGGCCGTTCCTTCCAGCACCTCGATGCGCGCCATCGCCTCCTGCAATGCTTTGGTCAGCGCAGCGATCAGCGTAAACGGATTAGGCGACTGGATGCTGTCAGGGCTGTCCTTGACGGCGGTTGCGGCGCTCGGCGTCAGCGTCTCTTGCAGTTCATGCGCGACGAAGCCCCAGCGCTCGATGTCGTCGGCCTCAAACATCGGCCCGGTGGCGACCTCGCGCGGCTTGGCCTTGGGATTGTCTTCGGCCTCTTGGCGCGCCTTCAGTGTTTCACTGGCGATGTGCTTGATGTGCGACGGCGGCGAGAACTGCGCTTGCGTGTATTTGATCGGGCGCAATGCCTTCACGGTTTCCCACATCTCGGGGAGGTCGGCGACATCCTTCTTGATGCGATAGTCAGAAGTGAACGCTAAAGTACCTGCAAAAGTCGTATTCACGTAAGCTAGTAGATTGGAAGAGTTCCAGAACAAATTCCAATAATTGGCATCAACGGCGTTATTGTCGCCTCGCTTACTCGAAAACCCGCAGCTCACTCCGTCCGTTGGAATATGACCTGGGGCAATTAACGGACCTCCAGCGAGATTGAAGCTGGTGCCGTCGTACTGCAAGAATTTGGCGCCGCTAGAACCGAAGTAATAGGTGCCTGTTGTTGTCGTCTTGGCGGCCATGATGTCGCTATCGACGATGAATGTGAGGGCACCGAAAAGCGCGAAGTTGGTGCCGTCGTACTGCAGGAATTTGGTGCCGCCGTTACCGAAAAAATAAGTGCCGGTGGTGCTATTGCCGGCCTGCACATTGCCGCTGACTGCTACATCGTGCGCGAAAGCAGCAAATCCATTCGAGCGGGTGATGCTGAACGGCGCGTCGATGAAATTTCCGCCATCGCTGTACCTGAGAATGTCGAAATTTGAGCCGGCGTTCCCGCCAGTTTCGGAAATGGCATTACCGAGTTCTAGCTGCCAGCGATTTGTGCCGGTGGATTGCCCGATAATGAGAGCACTGTCGGGTGAGCCGAGCTTATTGAGAGTTAAACCTGGAACAACCTTTGCGATGGTCAAATTGCCGGTCATGGTGTCGCCCGACTTGACGATCCTCAGTGCGTCCTGACTGTCGACATAGGCCTGAGTTACGCCGCCGGCAGCACCCGTAACGGCCGCCAGCACTGGCGCATTTGGCAGCGTCCCACCGGACGCGGTAACGGCAACCGTGAATTCCCAATAGGTGGTTTTGTCGACCGGCGCGCCCGTGACATCAAACTTGACGTAATTGGTATTGTCGTTCTTATCCTGCAAAATCAACTTCGCGCCGGTTGTTGCGGCGGAAAGAAACTGTTTGATATTTATTCCGGATGACGTTGTCTGGCTGACCCACAGTTTGGTGGTCGATGCCTGCACTGCCTGATTAAAACGAACCTGCCCGGACAGCGGCGGCTCGGTGGTGGCGTTGTTGAACAGATACTGGATCGTGTTGCCGGTTGGCACATTGGCGGCAACGCCGGCATAAAGTTCGCTGAAGTTGCCATTGCACTTGTCGAACGATATGCGCAGTTGATCGCCGGTGCCGTCGTTTGCCACCGCGCCGATGTTGATGATCTGCTGGGCCATCAGGGCATCGCCAACCGGAACGAGCGCAGCCGCACCGGGCTGTTGCGGTAGATCCTGGTGGTATTGAGCCGGATCACGGCGCCGGAATTCTCGTCGCCGACATCGCAGGAAAACACCTCGCTGCCGTCGCGCGCCAGGATGCGCGCCACTGAGGCACTGCCCTCCGCGATGGCGGCATCTTCCTCGGCAATCTTGTTAAGCACCAGTTCGCCGCCGGTGGCATCCTGCGCCGCCGGGTTGGACAGTTTCAACACGGCGAGAATTCCTTGATCGTCCGACAATTGAATGCTGCCGCCATCCATCAGCCCTGCCAGCACATTGAGCATGGCGTTTCTCGCCTCGTCGGACAGGTTGAGGATCATTCGTAGACCGGCACGAAGGCGCCACTCTCGTCGCGCTCGATGCGCGTGACCCGTGGTGACGGTGCGATCTCGCTGAGCGGCGGCAGTTCGTGCAGTTGCCGCGTTGCGCTGGCGATCTGCTCGGCCAGTTCGGGCGGTAACCGGGCATTCTCGCCATTCTCGTCTGTTGGCCCCGGCTCGTCGTCGCGCGCGGCCTCGAGCCGGTTGGCCTCGATCCGGTCGGCGACCATGCGCTGGAATTCGGCAATGCCGGTGCGCAGTTCGGCGATCATCGCCTGCGCCTGCACCTCGGATGCCGAAGGCTTGGGCGCCGGGTCCGGTGCGGTTGGCGGTGGCGGGGCGGGCGGCGCCGGGATCTTGCCGATCTGGCTCAACGGAACCACCTGCTGCTGCACGCGCGGCTCGTCGCCGAACTCGACGCTCTCCAGCCCTTCCATGTTGCGCGCCTCGTTGGGGGAATAGATGCCGCCCTGCACGCCGCGCGCCAGGCTGTCGATGCGATCCTTCATCGCCGAGCGCAGCAAGGCGGCAGTATCGAATTCCACATACTCGTCGGGCTGGCCGGTGAGGTTGAAGAGCAGGCCGAGCGCTTCCTCGATGTGGTTGAGCGCAAAGCCGAGCCCGCTGGAGACCCAGCGCTGCATCAAGAGTTCGGTCGAACTGTACGGACTGCCGCCGATGCCGAGGATCTGCAGCGGGATACTGAAGGCGAGCGCAATATGCTCGTTCGACAGTTTCAGCATCTCGGCAGTGGCGGCATCCTTGCCGCTTTCCGCCCACGGCTGCACCTTCAGGCCGGCGGTGAGGATCGGCGTGCCGCCCTTGTGCAGGCCCTTGGCCTGCTCGTTCCAGCGGTCGCGCAGCGCCTGCACCTGGTCCTTGTCGAGGGTGAGGTCGGTCGACAGCACCGCCGACGGCCGCGCCTCGTTGAGGTAGTAGCGCAACTGCTGCTGGCCGATCGCGGCATTGACGCCGATGTCGCTATAGGCGGCGAGGATCGGGCTTTCGCCGATCAGCGGCACCGGCCAGCGGTTTTTCACCGTATGCAGCCGGACGTGCAGCACGTCGCGCTGCGGCACGATCAGCGGCTCGCCGCCGAGCCGCTTCTCGATCACCTGGTTGCCGAACAACTGGTAGAAAATCTCGCCGTTGTTGCCGAGCCGCGGATAGGACAGCAACGGGTCCATCAGGTGCAATTCGTCGATCTCATAGCGCGAGTTGCGCAAGCCGAGCGCATAGGCGTTGCCGTGCAGGTAGAGCGCGCGGGTGGCGTTCAGCATGAAATCGCTGATCGACTGGTAGTCGTTGGGATGGCGCAGCAGCCGCGACAGTGCCGAGGTCTTGACGCGGTCGCGGCCGCCTTTGTCGTTCATCCGCCAGTGGTCGCCGGGGCACATCGCCACGGTCTGCGCATAGGCCGAGACGCAAGCCTCGACCATGGCTGACTGCGACGATGCGCCGACGACGTTGTAGCCGTTCTGCCACCAGTTCCAGCTGTCGCCGACATCGGCCGGCAACCAGCCACCGCTGACCGGCAGGAACCACGGCCCGGCATGGGCCTCGCCTTCGGCCTTGGTCACGAGCGTCGGAACGCCCCCGGCCTTGACGCGATAGCGAGGCTTGGCGGCCGGCTCAGTCATGCGTGGTCGTGCGGGTCTGATAGGCACCGCGGCTGGCCGGCTTACCCTCGATCTGCCGCTTGTCGGTTGCTACCGGCGTGATGCCCGGATCGGGCGGTGAGCCATCCGGCTCGTGCTCGAGGACATGCACGCCGGAAGCGGCGAGGTCGTTCTCTTCCTGGGTCGGCGTGGGTTTCACGTCGCCGGCCACGCCACGCTGCTCGGCGTGGGCTTTCTCGCGCGCCTCTTTCTCCTCGGCCAGCCGCTTCCTGGTGGCTTCCTTGTGGGTTTCCGCCGCCTTGGCGCGTTCCTGTGCCTGATGTTCGGTGTTTTGTTCGGCCATGATGGCCTCCTGTTTCACATGAAACTTCTAGATGGCAACTTTACCAGGTCACGCCAGCCGACCACGCCACCACACCGGCGCGCCGGATGGTCCAGTTGCACGGCAGGATTAACCGAAGGGCGAGCGAATCGGTCTGCCACATCGACTTGACCGGCGCCGCCACGGTGGCGGGCGAACCGGGCGTGCCGATGTCAAGCGGTGTGGTGTCTTCCATATGTAAGCTCGCCTGATCGCTGATCTCAAACCTCGGCGCATCGCCACCTACCGCCACGAAGTCGGCGGCATCGATGGCGATCACGGTGCCGAGCGGGACCGTGCCCGAGTCAATGACCGGCCAGCCGCCCAACTGTCCGGCCTGGATCTCGCTGCGATACGGGAACACGCCGGCGCCGGGAGCCGCAACATAGAGCGCACTGTTGATCTGTTGCGGGTTCATCAGCCAGACTGGGTTGCGCACGTTGCCCTTGGTGCCGGTCAGGAGCGCGCCAGAGATCGCCTTGATATCGCCGGTCAACGCCGCGAAACCGCCACCGGCGGTCGGTGTCAGTCCGGACACGCCGTTGAGGATGCCGGCCGGGCGCACCGTGGTGGCCGGGTTGGCATCGAGCAGCACCGAGTCGAGCGAGATTGCGGTGTCTTCCTGCACGCCATCGCGCAGCAAGCCCTCGATCGCCGGTACGGAATGTTCCGACAATTCCCTGGTCCAGGTGGTGATCACCGCCATTTTCTTCGGCGTCAGGATCTGCGAGGTGAACAGTCCCTGGCGAACCGGGATCGGCAAGCCTTCACCGACGAACGAGCCGGCGATGGTCGGCGTCGTGGCCCGCGTCGGGATCGAGATTTTGCCGGCGGTGCCGAAACTCAGCGACAGGCCCTTGCCGGCGAGCCGCGGAAACACCGCTTTCGGATAGAGCACTTCCATGAAGGCGGTGAACAGCGTCTGCGCCAACTCGGCGGCCCAGCCGGTCTGCGTCGTGGTGGCGATCGTGGAAGCGGCGCGGGCCGAATATTCGAGCATGGCGCGGGTGGCCTCGTCGTCACCGTAGATTTCGCGCATCTTCTCGGCGCACGAAACCCGGTCGCGATGGGCGAGCAGCTGCACGGTGCCGGCCCGCACCAGGTGATCGATCGCGCTCAGTTGCTTGCGCGGCGGGGCACTGAACGGCCGGGTGGCCGAGATCTGCCGGGCGGGAACTGCGGGTGTGGGCGCACGGACCACCAGCGCGTGGCTGTTGTCGTCGGAGGTGGCGGCGAGATGGCGCTCGGCGTCGCGCAATCCGGCCAACGTGCGTTCTTCCAACGCAATCCGGTCTTTCAACTCGTCAGCGTGCCTGAGTTGCTCTTCGCTGACATTGGCGTCGTCGGTCTTGGCCCAGTGGTCGTTGAGCTGGTCGCGCAGTCCATTCAACCGCTGCTCGGCAGCGGTAATCCGTTGAGCATACGACATCGTCGTACCCTTCTCTGTATCTGATGAATTCCTGGCTTGCCCGCCGGTGAGCCCGCGCCGACGAGTGCCGTTGTCTTTGCCTTTCCCGGCGAAAACGACATCGATGGTGGCGGGCGAAATCTGCAGTGACTTGGCGATCGCCAGCGCATTCGGGTTGGCTGGCACCGAGACGAGGCTCGTCTCGATCAATTCGGCCTTGGTGAAGTACATGCCGTCGGATTCCGGCCGCGGCTTGGAGCCCTTCGGGCGGAAGCCGACGCTGACCGCGCGCAGAATGCCGGCGTCGATCAGTTTGCGGATCTCGTCGATGCGCTCGCTGGTGCCGGCCGGCGCCAATTCGAGATGGCCGCGCAGCTGCTTGTCGACGACGCGGACATTGGTCCACTTGCCGATCGGCGCGTTGCTGTTATGGTTGAACAGTGCGATCGGGTTTTTCTGGAAGTTGCCGATGTCCCAGCCATCCGCCAGGATGATGTCCTGCAGGCGGTCGGGAGTTTCATCCGACAGCACAAACTCGCGGCCGTTGACCTGGCCGGTGTGGGTCTTGTGGCAGATGCCGGTGGTGCCGGACATGGCCATGTCGTCCTCGGCGGCGTCGTCATCCCAGATCAACTGACAGACGTTGAGATCGCCAACTTGATCGCCGCAGCGGTCCATGAATGCCTCGTAGGACTCGCCGTCGTTCGGATAAAGATCACCCTCTTCCAATCCGCCCACGTCCGAGCCCTGGCGCCGTTGTGTGCGCATGGCATCCTCCTCGCGGTGTTTTAAGAATTCAGTTTTGGCGGTCGAGCGGCCAGCCGTCGGCATCGACGCCGGGGCGGTCGCGTTCCATCATCTTCTTCGTGGAATTGTGGCAGGTCTCGCAGAGCGACTGCAGCTTGCCGAGCACGAACTTGTCCCAATTGCCGCGGTGCGGCTCGACGTGGTCGACGATGGTGGCGCGCACGACAAGGTGGCGGTCGGCGCAGAACTTACAGAGCGGATGCGCGCGCAATTGCGCCCGCCGCCGCCGTAGCCAGTAGGCGGTCGAGTAGAACTGATGCCAGTCGCCCATCGGTCAGGCGGTTTCGACCGCGATGGCAAACTTGCAGTCCACCTTTTGCGCGACCGGATGGCTGCGGGTGCCGGACCTGAACTTTATGAAGTTGATGGATTTGGTCCAGGCTTCCGCCACCACGATGCCGGTATCGGCCTTTGCCGTCAGCGTGACCATGTCGCCGCCAGCCAGATGCAGGTCGTTGTAGAGGTTGCCGTCGCTCGACACCTGGAAGGTCAGGTTGGCCGAGGTGAATTCCTGCGGCACGGTGATGCGCACGATGGTGCCGGCCGAGCAGTCGGCGCCGTCGGAAAGGCTTTCGCCCGCGGCAATGGTCGGGCCGTCTACGATCGTGAGGGCCATCTGTTTCCTCCCTAGCCAATAAGACTTTCGATATCGACCGGCTTGACCGCGGCATCGCGCGCTCGCAGCCCGAGCAGCATGGCGAGCGCCACCGCGCCGTCGATACGGAAGCGCGCCTTGCCCTTGTCGAGCTTACGGTTGCCGGCCGGATCGGTGGTGGCGATCGCGTTACCCATGTTCCAATTCAGTAACGGATTGTTATTGTGGACGAGCGAGCGCTCGGTGATGGCCAGCTCGAGCGCGTCGATGGCCGGCGCCATATCTTTAAAGCCCTGGCCCCACGGTACCAGCCGCAGGCCGTCGCCCTTCTCGCCGTCCTTGTAGGTCTGCAGCCCGAGCCGATCGAACTCGCGCATCAGTTCGTTGATGCGCCAGCGATCGTAGGCCAGGCCGCGAATGCGATAACGCTGCGTCAGTTCGGCAATGTAGAGCGCCACCACCGACGGATCGATGCTCTTGCCGGGCGAGGTCTTGAGATGACCCGCCTCGTGCCATTCCACATAGCGCAAATTGCCGGCGCCGAAGTCGCGGTTGCTATGGTCGCGCAACAGATCGGCCGGCTTCCAGAACAGCGACTGCACCCGCATCGGCTCGTCGACCGAGCCCATCACCAGCGCGGTCAGATCCCAGACGCTCGACAGGTCGACGCCGAGGTAGACTTCCTCGCCGTCGACGAACTCGGCCGGCCCGGCGCAGGCGAACCACTCGGCGCGTGCGATCAGCGAGGCGTTCGGCGACACCCGCTGGTTCAGGAACAGGTTGCGCACCTTCGGCTCTTCCGCCGGCATGCGCAGCGCCTTGTAGACGGCGGTGGCAAGATCCTCGCGGTCGCGGAAGATGCTTAGTGCCGGGTTGGCTTTCGACCACTGGCTCTCGTCGTCGAGCGCGCAGTCCTCGTCGGCGGCGTACAAGTGACAGACGATCGCCGGATCGGTCTTGGCCAGCCCGTCGTCGATCAGTTTCGAAAGAATGTGCTCGGGATCGTTCGACTGGGTGCTGATCGTTACAAACAACGGCTCGTCGCGCCCGCCGAATGAGGTATCGAGCACGTCATAGAGATCGCGGCTTTTCGCCTGCGCCAACTCGTCGTAGATCACCAAGCTCGGCAGGTAGCCGTGCTTGGTGCCGGCCTCGGCCGAAATGGCCCGGTAGATCGAGCCGGTCGGCCGCGCCACCATGGTCTTAGTCGACGGCACCACCTCGACCATCGCCATCAGCTCGGGCTCCAGTTCGACGATCTGGCGGGCGAACTTGAACACGATCGCCGCCTGGTCGCGGTCGTTCGCCGCGCTGTAGATCTCGCCGTTCGGGATCGCTTCCGGCCCGATCAGATGAGCCAGCGCGAGCGCCGCGATCAGCGCGGTCTTACCGTTCTTGCGGCCGATCGACAGGATGGCCCGCCGCACCACGCGCCGCCCATTGCGGTGCGGCTCGTAGATGTCACGAATCCAGTTTTTCTGAAATGGCGCCAGCTTGAACCGCTTGCCCTGGCCCTTCCCACTCGGCACCGTCAGACACTCGATGAACTTGATGACCTTGGCGGCCCGCCGCTTTCCGTCCGGTGTCCTCACCGCCAACGAGGCCGGCGAACTTCGACCGGGCATTGCCGGCGGCGACTCCGGCGGCGATGCGGGCGCGGCTGGCGGGGGTAAATCCAAACTCACAGGCATGTTTCATCATCTCGCTACTGGCCACGCTGGCGATCGTGAGCAATGGGTTTTTGATCATGTTGCCGGTGGAAGAAGACTTGACCAGCAGGCCATGGTTGACCGGATCGTCCTTCGCCATCCTGGCAATCAACTTTTCTGCCGCCAGCCAACGCCCAAACGCCTGGCAGTAGTTCGCAAACGCCCGCTCGTCGACGATCGACAGCAGCCCCAGGCGATAAGCCTCTGCGCCAATGCGGCGCCACTCGCCCTTGGCCTCGGCGGTCAGGAACGATGGCGGATCAGGAATGCCGGGCGCCTTGGCGGGATCTAACTCGGGATGAATGACGCGCTGGCCAGGGTTGCCGCGCAACATCTTCAAATGCGCCGGCATCGCCTTTCTCCCCCTCATCGCAGCATCCTCATTTTACCGGCAGGCATCCTCGGGGTGACCGCGCGGAACCCATATGGAACCCCCATGGAACCTCAAATGACCCTGCAATCAGCAGGATTTAATGCGCGATTTCGGG